GTTAAAAATAATAATGATTCTTCAAGTTTAGTAGCAATTAAATATAAAAACTTATTTTTTGCAATAAAAGAATTATTTTATTTTACAAATTTATTAACTTAAAACTTAGATAGTTATGGCAATTGTATTTGAATCAGCAACACATTCTTATGTATCTATAGATCCAGAAGATAATACTAAATGGGTGTCTGTTACTACTTTACTTAGTGCTTTGAAGCAACCATTTGATGCTAAAGCTATTGCAGAAAAATGTTCTTTAAGTAGAAAGAAAGATAACAAGTGGAAAGGTATGACACCTGAAGCTATACAACAAGCTTGGAAGAATGAAGCTGATAGAGCATGTACATTAGGTAACTGGTATCATGATCAGAGAGAACAAGATATAATTGGATGTGAAACTATTGTTAGACATGATGTGCAGCTTCCAGTTATAAAACCTCTTTTAGATGGTACAGGAAAAAAGTTAGCTCCTTTACAGAAACTAATTAATGGTATATATCCTGAACATATGGTATACTTAAAATCAGCAGGTATGTGTGGTCAATCAGATTTAGTAGAAGTTGTTAATGATACAGTACATATTACTGATTATAAGACTAATAAAAAAATTGATAAAACTTCTTTTGTAAACTGGGAAGGTGTGTCAAAGAAAATGTTAGGACCTGTAGCACACTTAGATGATTGTAATTTAAATCATTATAATCTACAATTAAGTATTTATATGTATATTATACTGAAGCATAATCCTAATTTAAAACCAGGTAAGCTTATTATACATCATATTAGTTTTCATGAAAAAGAAGAAACTGATGAGTTTGGTTATCCTGTTACAGAGTTATCTACAGAAGGAGAACCTATGATTAGAGACATTGAAGTATATGAGTTACCTTATTTAAAGAATGAGGTAATTGCAGTACTTAAATGGTATGAGACTAATAAAGATAAAGTAAAGAAAAAGTAATGATTAAATTATTTGATATAGAAAATGGTACAGTTATACCTACAGAACATTGTCATACACTAAAAGATCTTTCTGTAATAATGGATTGTTATCCAGAAGATTATCATAATGTGTATGCATACTTGTTTTACATGACCTGCCCAAACCCAGATCTTAACCCTTTTTTTGACATACAAGAACATGAAAAAGAAGAACTTATTATTTCGCAGTTGTCTATCACTTTTAGTTTGGAAGATGACGTTATCATTAAAGCTAAACAATTTTGTGAAAAATTGTATCAAACTCCTACATTTCGTGCATACATGGGTATCAAAACAATGTTAGATAAATTAGCTTCATACATGGAAACCAGTGAAATTACTGCTGGTAGAGATGGTAATATAAACTCAATAGTTAATGCTGCAGCAAAGTTTGAACAGATAAGACTTTCATTTAGAGGTGCTTATAAAGACTTAATGGAAGAACAAAAATCTTCTGTAAGAGGTGGACAAAATGTTGCATATGATCAAATGTAATTATGGAAGAAAAAGAATTATATAATTGGTTGTTTCATTATAATAATCATAAAGAATTATGGACAGCTTTTCACAGAGATGATCATGCTGCCTATTGGAATGGTACAGAAACAAAACATAGAACTTATACAGATAAGATTTTTACTGATCTTATTGGTCAACTATATAAGTTTGAATTTTATAAACAATAATGTATATATCAATACCTACATATGATGATGTATTAAATGTATGGTCACATACTGATTTTATAACTAGAGAGGAGTTTGTTGATTTCATGTGGTCTGTGTTTAAAGAACCAGGTAAATATGAATTTGATGAAACCTCTTTAAAGTTTAATGAGCAAGCTAGATTATTTGATAAAAATAATAAAGTATACTGTTATGCTCCAATGCGTTCTAAAGATTATACAACATATTGGGATACAGAAAAAGAAAAATGTAGAAGAGGAGTTATATTTAAGAATGCAAAAAACACATGGTATCTTCCTAGAGATTATTACATGTGGTTAAACTTTCTTCCTATTTATAATAAAGAGATTTCTAAATTTGGTTTTGCTGATGTAAGGGATGCTCAGTATCATATGGCTCTTTATGAAGAGATTGGTAAGCATAGTTATAAACATGCTGCAATATTAAAGAAACGTCAGATAGCATCTAGTTACTTTCATGGTGCTAAGATGATTAACTACTTTTGGTTTGAAGAAGGTAGTATTAATAAAATTGCAGGATCTTTAAAAGATTATATTGGTGAAAAAGGTACATGGCGTTTCTTAGAAGAATATAGAAACTTTCTTAATAGTTATACTGCTTGGTATAGACCATGTAATCCTGATAAGATTTTTAACTGGGAACAAAAGATTGAGATTAATCAAGCAGGTAGAAAAAGAGATATAGGATTAAAATCAGTAATTACTGGACTTATATTAGATAAGGATCCTACAAATGGTGTAGGAGGTCCTTGTACTTTTTTCTTTCATGAGGAAGCAGGTATTGCACCTAAGATGAATCAAACACTTGAGTATTTGTTACCAGCAATGAAATCTGGTATGATTTATACAGGACAGTTTGTTGCTGCAGGATCTGTAGGGGATCTTGATCAATGTGAACCTTTGCGTAAGATGTTAGAGAATCCTGAAAGTAAAGATGTACTTGCAGTTGAAACTAATCTTATAGATAAGACAGGTCAAATTGGAATGAGAGGATTATTTATTCCTGAGCAATGGTCAATGAAACCTTGTATAGATAATTATGGTAACTCTCAGGTAGAGAAAGCATTAGAAATGATTCTTGAAGAAAGAATTGTTTGGAAAAAAACATTAGATCCTGAAGATTATCAGTTACGTATATCTCAGAAACCTATTAACATTGAAGAAGCATTTGCAAGTAGAAAAGTAGCTAAATTCAACCCTGGATTAGTTACAGCACAAATGCGTAGAATAGAAGATAATACTTACTACAAAGAATTTTTAGAATTATCTAGAAAAGAAACTGGTGAAATTACAGTTAAAAATTCTAGTAGAATACCTATATCAGAATTTCCTATATCTCCTAAAACAGAAAATAAAGAAGGTGTTTTAGTAGTATGGGAAAGACCAATTAAAGATCCTCAATTTGGTCAGTATTATGCATCAATAGATCCAGTTGCAGAAGGAAAGACAACTACAAGTGACTCACTATGTTCTATTTATGTATATAAAAGTTCACAAGAAGTAACAAAACATAAAGCAGATGGTACAATAGAATCTTCAATTGAAAGAGATGGTATTGTTGCTGCATGGTGTGGAAGGTTTGATGACCTTAATAAAACTCATGAAAGACTAGAATTAATTATTGAATGGTATAATGCTTGGACTGTTGTAGAAAATAATATATCATTATTTATTCAGTACATGATTGCTAAAAGAAAACAAAAATATTTAGTACCTAAAAGTCAAATATTATTTTTAAAAGAGTTACAAAGTAATGCTAATGTATTTCAAGAATATGGTTGGAGAAATGTTGGTACTTTATTTAAAGGTAATCTTATATCTTATGCACAGCAATTTATAGAAGAAGAGTTGGATCATGAAACAAAACCTGATGGTACTATTGTAAAAACTACTTATGGTGTAGAGCGTATACCTGATATTATGTTACTTAAAGAAATGCAAGCATATAGAGATGGACTTAATGTGGATAGACTTGTTGCATTTTGTGCAATGGTGGCATTTGCAAAAGTTCAAGAGTCAAATAGAGGGTACACTAAACGCACTGAAAGAGAAGATGATAATTTGCAAAAATCAAATATTTATGCTAAATTAAAAGTGAGTCCTTTTAGACATATGGGAAGTAATACACATACTAATCAACATGCTACAATGAGGAAACCACGCAATCCATTTAAAAATTTAAAATAAACAAGTCATGCCAAAATTATATAATGCATTACAACTTAAAGCAGGAGCTACTACTGAGTATAATAGAATGGGTACTCTTACACAACCTATTCAATTTTTACTTTCTTCTCAAAAAAATGAACAGTGGGGAGCATGGAATCTTGATTGGTTAGAGATGCAAGGTCTTAAACAGATTAGACGTAATGCAAGAAGACTTTTAAAA